AAGCTCAGCTTCTACTGAGCTAAACATAAGCTTCTTTGTTGTTACTGCTGGAAAGCCAAAGCTTAATGCTAACTTGATTTGCTTTCCAAATACGCTACGGGTCTTACCGACTCTAGATTCACGATCTATGCCATCGGTTAGGATTTCTTCTAGCAGGTTAAGCCACTGTTTCACGGGTATTGTCCAGGTAGAGTTGAAGGGTAGCGAGAGCATTCCAAGCACGATGAGCTAGATGAAGTAGTTTAGATTCTTCATCATAGATTTCGTCCTGGTAAATCGCCATGGTATGCCGGAGTAATGCTTCTTCGTAGCGCTCACTAGCTTTGTCGAGAAAAAGCCAATCCCTTGGGGCATATTTCTTTGCACCAAATTCGGCTACTTCTGTGACAGCCTTAAGGGCATCAGTCATATCCATGAGGATAAGACCATACCGAAGTTTCTCTTGGTCGTGCTTAGTACCCATTTTCGATTCTCTCTACGATTTTGAGGACAGACTTATTCCAAGCCTTATCAAACTCAGCTTCTGTTACATCTGCGGCTAACAGTATGTTACAGAAGAAATGAAAGAGATCAGCAAGCTCGTCTACAAGAGCTTCTTTGTTTATTGCTTGTTGCTGTACCCTCCAGGATTTCCAGTTAACCTCATTGAGAACCTCTACAGCTTCAACGATTAAAGCTAAGACGTTCTCTTTAACAGCAGTATCTTTTTTAACCATTGGGTAGTTAAGATGTCGCTGTAATATTTCTTGATCACCGAGATACTTGTGTAGGTTCATTCCACATATGCCCTATGACTGATGGCCATTGACCAATAAGCTCTAGCTTGATAGCTGTTGGTGCTTGAAGCTCGTATATTCTATTTAATGCTTCATCTACTGTAGCAGGCACGGGTGCGTGCCCACCCCACTTGTGCCACCAAGCTGCGGCTCGTTTCTTGGGATAACCTTCATGCTCAAAGGCTATCCACTCATTGTAGAATAATAAACCACATGAGTATGTAACCTTCAGCGACGGAGGTTTACCAGGTTTTTTGTGCTTGCTGTACGTTACGTTATTTACTTGTACTGTTTGAGGTTTGTAATCTCCTTTTAGTAAGGCATTGGTGCCAGCAGTTGTATTCAGCTTAGTTTTCGGAGGTGGAAATGCGTAGCCACAAGCTGGACAAAGCTGCTTAGATATATGTACGATCTCACTGCAGTCAGGGCAGATTCTAGTAAAGCCTGTGCCTTTACCTTTGCCTTTTTCTTTCTTTGATCTAACCTGCACTGCATCTACTGGACCTAGCCGCTGTACATTACCGGCAAAATCTAGCACTAAGCATTCTTTCTTGCCGTCAGCTGGACGCATACCACGGCCGAGCATTTGTACATGTAATACAGGAGATGCAGTAGGCCTAAGCATACCTATTAGATCTACATCTGGTGCATCAAATCCAGTAGTTAAAGTCTCGACAGCTATAAGAGCTTGTATCCTTCCCCCAAGGAACAAGTCTAGTAAGTGCCGCCTATCAATATCGAGCTTGCTATGCACGGCTGCTGCTATAATGCCAGCCTTATTAAGCTGGTCTGCTATATGCTCACAATGATCTATGTCAATAGCAAAGATCAGCCAATGCTTATGGCTATTCCTAAATTGTAACAGCTGTGGAATAATCTGATCTGTTACATGCGTTTGATCAAAACGCGAGCTAAGCTGTGCTTTATTGAAGTCACCACCAGTTACGGTTATACCTTTTGTGTTAAAGGTATAGCCTTGCTTCTTAGCGCGCAATGGTACTAGATAGTCTTGATCAATTAGTGTTTGAAGCTCGATTTCATAAATAATCTTGTCGAACAAATGCCCTTCAGTTAGCATGCCCGAGGCACGCCGAAATGGGGTGGCGGTAACCCCTAAGATAGGAACACCCTTGGGGATTTTGGCAAAGAAGGTACGGTAGCGGCCTTCTCCATCTGGCGGTATAAGATGTGCTTCATCTACAATAATAAAGTTGAAGTGTGCAAACAGATCAGCTCGTTTGTAGATAGTCTGTATACCGGCTACAGTGAATTGCCGAATATCAGATCTCCCAAGGCCGCGGCTATAGATACCGACAAGATTTGGTGGCACATAGTGCTTGAGCTTTGCTACATCCTGGCGTATGATTTCTTTGGTATGTGTAATTACCAGGATGTTCTGTGCTGGGTACTTTTCATATACCTCAGCACAGAATCCTGCAATGATGTGCGACTTGCCGGAACCAGTAGGGGCAACGATCAATGGATGGCCGCGATTACCAAACCTAAAATAGGTAAAGATAGAATTGATCGCTGCTTTCTGGTAGGCACGAAGCTTCATCCAAATACTCCTAGGTCATACAACACCCAGAATATTAGCACCCAGGACAGAATTCCGGCAAGTAGTACAGGTAAACAGCCTTCGAAAAGTACTGGATCTTTCATTACCATACTCTCTCTAATGCATGCTTAGCGCAGTATACTCCACCACGGAGCATAACAGTACCGACTGCACCACAGTCTTTACAGGGCACTGGTGCAGTAACACCTTTTGATGATTGTACAGCAATCAGCTGACCTTTATTCTGATGAAGATGTAAACCGATACTTGCTAAGGCTTCGGTTAACTTAACAACTTCAACTGAATCGGGGAACTCAATGCTAACCATGGCAGATACCTTTGTAGGTGCAGAACCGACACGTGAACCAATCTGGCCCTCCGATACGATCGGGTGGCTCAGACATCTCTAGGATCTCAGCAGTGCGGATGATATACTTGTTAGCACAAGCATGATCCGTATGCCAACGCTCGAAGCAGCGCTCTTCGGTATTCTTATTGACTGCAACGAATAAAACACGTGGAAGCTTTAATGCTTGTGCATATACGTTGGACTGAACAGCATATTGCATATTGACATCATAGATTCCTTTCTTTTCGTATTGCTTCCAGCTGGCATCATTCATTGTTTTGATTTCAAGCAGGTGTGGTTTGATAGAAATTGGTAGACCAATAACTATGCCATCACAGTGGCCTTTAAGCTGGCCATCAAGTAAGCTAACTTCAGCCTGAGTGCCGTACACAGTACAACCGATAGACTCCAGGTCACTGATAATTCGATTCTCTTCCCAAGTGCCGCGCTCCCATATACGCAGCGTCCTTGGGGCAACAGGTTCACGGTCTGCATTGTGTGCAGCATACCAGATATGACGCGGGCACTCATGCCCTATTTGTGATACTCCCAAGTAGCCACGGCTATCTTGCACAGTTAGCCGGCTCTCGATAAGGGCATTGATTTTATCTTTTGTGAATTGGTGAATGTCTGCCATTTGGTAAAATCCTCGAAAATATGCTGCTAGCGCAGCATGAAGAGCAAGAGCCGGCTTAGCTGCTAAAAGAGCTTTGTTATGACTCAGCGTCGACAATCACCGGGCCGGTATTGTAAAGTTGCTTTGGCCTAGTCTTCAGCCAATGTAGTAACTCATTATTATGCATCATCTTAGTTTGTGCATATTGTTTAGCTAGCTCTTGCTCCAATTCAGTGATGTAGTCAGAAGCAGCAATCCATTGGTCTCCATCGTAGTCTACGCTACCTTCATACTCTTTGGTCTCAGTCGTCAAGTATGGCGGCAGTTGATCTCGCACGTATTTATAGCTGTATGAACCCATTTCTCTATACCCCACTTTAGCTTAATCTGTTGAGCGGCCATCCTTGGCCTACGAAATCCTACTCCCAAGGAGCGACAGACTCACCGCTGGTTACTGGCTCCTTGAATGCGCCAACCGTATTGGAAGGCGAGTACCCGTCAGTGCCGGGCTTGATCTTCACCTGGCCGCTAACGATCTCGCCGTGGAGCTCTTCGGAATCCTCGATTGACATCTTACCGCAGGCCCGGCAAAGACCAGACAGCTCACGCTGAGCGATTTCAACTGCCTTGGGATTCGGGTTATCGAGATTGAGGTTGAGCCAGATAAACCGGTTAACGTATTCCCCTTCGATAACTTTGAAGGTAATCTTCAGGTAGTGCCCGTTGCCGGCTTTGGTCTCGCACATGTCGGTATCTTCAACCATGAGGTTGTACCGGCCTGCAGGAATGGGATCAAAGCCAGTGTTGGGCTCGACGTTTTCAGCGTTGAAGTTCAGAGTTGCCATTAGGTATCACCTTTTTGAACAGTTTCGTGAGGTTTGGTTCTTCCATAGATTCAAGTCGTCCTGACCGGTCCTTAGCGAGATACTGCATATCTGGCTGAGTTTGCAGATATCTCGTACCTTCTTTGGATACGCGCAAACAGCACACAATATCCATCAGGTATGGGAAGTTCTGGGTATACAGCTGCCCAGGTAGCATAGGTCCAAAGCGTAGCATCTTCTCGTCCTGGATTTGGCCTTGCTTTGCCGTGAACACTATGTGTTTGTTAAGGTTACGGAAACCTCGAGTGAGCTGCATCATCTCGAGAGCCATCTTTCCGTATCCTTGCCGTGGGTCCATACTACCGCCTTTATCAGCAGCTGCTTTGGCAAGATCAGCCATCTTAGCGTCAAGCACCTGCTCGGCGATATCGGATATGGAGTCAAGGCAAATAGTATCGAAGGGGGCGCCGTGTTCTTTGACGAACTTGTACGCTTCATGAAGTTCCCCAAGGGTGCTGATCTCAATGACAGGAATATCCTTGCCGGCAAGTGATAACAAGCCAGCTTCCGCGCTGATTATCAGTGGTCTTGGGGCAGTTGAACACAGGACGGTTTTGCCTACGCCAGCATTACCGTAGACGGTAAATTTGACGTAGTGCACATCCCGTTTGGTGGAAGTGATTGCGATCATTCCTTGATCTCAAGAGCAGGTTGTCCTGGCTTCACAGTCACGAGCTGACGAAGCTTGCAGTCCGCTGGCAGTGTGCGGTACCTCGCTGGCATGATCTCGAATTTGGTGCGGACTGCACCCTTTTCGATTTCCGTCAGATCATCCCAGTAGATAGCCAACTCCGCTTGGTCAGGCGAGTAGTTGAGATGAGTTTTGACGGTAAGCTTTGTACCCTGGAAATCCAAGGTCTGTGAGCCTTCCGGTTTCTTAGGGTCGATGCGCTCAATAAGCTTGTTACGAAGCTTAAGCTCGGTAGCTTTCAAGCTTTTGAGCTGTGCTTGTACAGCGAGCCATTCATATAGTAGAGTTCTGTCTTTGTTCATGTTGCTCTCGTTTGGTTGAGGCCCCATCCTTGGGCCATAGAAGTTCCTAGCCCTCGATTTCCTGCTTGGCCCACTCCTTCGCGAAGTTGACGTAGGTCAGGAAGGCGCCAGCGGTGGACTCGGCATACCCAAGCTCATCCGCCATCTTACGGGCAAGAGCCTTGCGGCCGAGACCCTGGTTGGTACGGATGAAGGACACCGTCTCGGAGAGCGGAACGGTCGCAGCGGCACGCCCGGTGCTGAGGCCGAGCTCGCGAGTCGCCCTGGAGTACGCCGAAGCTGCCGTGTTGGCAGTATAGCCCATCTCCTCTTCCAGGGCAGTCTTGACTTCCTTGGAGGTCTTGCCGCTGTCCAGCATCTCCTTGACGAACTTGACCATGTCCTCGAGGCTGGTACGCTTGATCTGCGGCAGCTCGATGTCGTTGTCTTCGCAGTACTTGCGGACATGAGCCGCAGCAGTGGCCTCACTGACATCGAAGCGATCCGCAATGGCCGTCACGATATCGCGCCGCGTCTCGACCTCGATGAAATCTTCCGCGGTGTAGTCGGCGAGATACTCATTCACTTCCTTGTTACGCTCAGCCGCCCCAAGGATCAGGCCAGCCGCCTTGGCCATGCTTTGATAGTCCCGGACAGCCTGGGTGACACTGAGACCGCCCTCAGTGACCAGCTTCATGATGGTGTCGTCTTTGCCAAGACCCTCTTCACGCGCTGCGTTGAAGATAGCGAGATTTGCATCGTTCGTCATGTCATTCACCTTTTTACATTGGAGAGTATATTATACTCTGCTTTTTACGAAAAGGGAACTAAAAGTTTTCTATAGCTACATAGATTTTTCTTATAGCCCCCTTGGGAACATCGAATCTATAGTTGCTCTCTTTCCTCCTTAGTTAGTCCGTCGTACATATGGCCGTTGTCATCGATGTCTGTCTTGTCATCATTGATGATGTAGTGGACATGATCTCTTTTGTCAGACAAACTGCTATATCTGGCAAGAGCAGCAGAGAAGTTGTATGATCTATACACAGGATAGTCATTCCCGGCAAGATCTACTTCTTGGACTACGTACATCAGTAACCTCCACGATCTTCTGTGTAGCGACGATTGATATCGCGCTTCTTCTTATAGAAGTACGCTTTCAGATTCGTGCTCGCTGCGAGTTGATATGCCTTATCAGCGACGGACTCCGGATCAGGATGCCGGTAATCTCGAAGAGCTTCTTCATACTCATCGAAGATAAGTGACATCTTGTACATGATGTCTGCCTCATTCATAGTGTCTTCTCTATATCACGCCTTTCTTGCTCTTTGTAAAGTTGACGCATGATCATGTTATGGATATCGTCGCTGCGAAGCTTTAGTTCGTCACTATCGATGCCGATACGCGCCGCTAGCTCACGAGCTACTTCTCCCTGGAAACTAAGCACGAGCTCAGCCAGGGTCTTTATTGCAGTTTTAGATACTTCAATGTCGCAGGCAGTCTCAATGTATGAGACGTATATACCTGCTGTTAGAACGTTCGTCAACAGCTCGATGTCAGTCATTTGGTTACTCATTTGCTATCTCCTGTGGGTTGTAGCAGACCCCGCGTACGGGGTTTCGTCTCACTAAGACTCGTCAGTGCTACTCATCCGCGATGATATCCGTGAGCAAAGCCTTCTCGGGCGGTATACTTGCACACAGAACAGGCTGGCCAATTCGTGGAACTTTTTGAACTCAGGGTTCAATAAAGCAGCATCACTGTATCCCCATCCTAGCATCAGCAGAGCCAGGGATTGGCGATCCGGCTCTACTGTATCGAAGATCGAATTAAAGCTCATCTCGATCCTCTCCAACACTATTTCTGGAAGCTCACTCATTATTTTACTCCGCTTAGTTGAAGGGGTCCTGGATCACGTCTCGATATAGGAGAATTCGATGCTCCGCTCCAGGTGCTAGAGGTTACTTTCCGAGCTACGGCGACTCTCTAGCTAAAGCCGTACCTCATCCTTGGGGACGCTACCAGTATCGAATGTTAACGTTGTGCTCTCTAGGCTGCATTGCGGCAGCTGCGGCAGCATTAGCATTAGCGCTGGCACGCTTTTGTGCTTGGTCATTTTGAACACAGTATGCAAAGCTTGCTGAACCTTGTTCAAAGCCATAAGCTTTACAAGCTTCTATACTGCGCGCAATAGACTCAGGAGTGCCCGTCATAGGAGGAATAGTAATGCATCCCCCAAGAAAGCTAGACAGAATAATGATAGCTACAGATTTAGTCATGTTGGTTTCCTCATACCCCCATCTCTGGGGAACTCTTGCTAGCTTAATGGAGGTAATGACTGACGAATTGATTCGCTAGCTTTAGTGATAGCTACGAACTTTTCATCAGTGCCACCTTTGTCAGGATGATTTTGTTGGCGGGCTGCTTTGACAAGGCCAGCGAGCGCAGAGTCGCTGATTCTGTCAATATAGCCATTGCCATCAATCTCAATTCCTAAGAGTAGGAATGCGTCAGCCAATACATGCTTTGGCTTGTGCTTTGGCTTCTCGGTTTTCTCTTCCTTGGGTTCCTGGCCGCGAAGAACCTGGATTCCGCTCCACGTATTCTTGTGCAGCGTGCAGATCCAGATAGTCTCTTGGCCATTGAGCATCGTCTCAGGGAACTTGAGCGTGTGTGCTTCCTTGAATTTCTCGCTCCCAAGTTCCGCCGCCATGTCCTCGATCTTCTCAATGATGAACTCAGGTATGTTATCATCATACTTGAAGGTGAGGAGATCATCTTCCACTTCAGCCGTGCGCTGCTTGTGCTGCTTATCCTTAGCTTGCTCTTGCTCCTTTTTATCTGCGCGTAAAGAACGCTTGAAGTCTTCAATTTCTTCACGCTTTGTTTCGGCATGAATTAGCTTGAGTGAGATAGCTTGAGCTAACTCGTCGTCTGTAAGCCGTGCAATCTCTGAGAGAGTTCGCATGGAAGCAGGAAGCTCATCTTCCCGCGGGAAGACGGTAGCTAGTCTGGTGGCAATTAGCTGCCCAGCTGCTACCCAATTACTTACAGTAGTATCGGAATAGCCTAGCCAAGCTTCACAACTGCTTGTGAAGTATTGTTTAGCAGCACGTGGAAGACCGTCGACTTCATGTGCGTCGCATGCACAGCGGAATTCATAAAGTTCACGTGCATGGCGGAACAGCCACTCCCTGGACTTTTGCTTACCGCCAACCAGAATCTTCTTCCATTTAGACTCAAAGGCTTTGAACTCCTTACTTTGCTGGAGCTCAACTTGGGCTTGTGTGACAACGTCGTTCATTGCAGGCGCTCCTCTTGCTCTTCGCTGTGTATGAATTGAATCTCTGAGATCTCAAGATCACGATTTAGCAAGTCTTGCACATATTGCTTGACTTGCTCTACATTATCAAACGTAGTAGCATTAGGTATCGTGATTATTGCCCATGCTGGTTCATGTCTGAATCCAACTTCTACGATGACTGTGTACAGTTTGTTCGTCATGCTCTGTCATTCGTTCATTCATTGTGTACGTATATTATAAAGCGAATTTTTGCAAAAGTAAAATTCGAATTTTTTATGCGCATATAAATTTTTCTTATGCTTGGTGTTCGGCTTTGGTTAGCTATAAGGTAATCTTATACTAGTATAAGAAATTTGAATTTTACTTGTGCTCCACTCTATGTTATAATATCCTAAGAATGTCAACTAGGAGTTAATCGTGCAGTTCAAAGTATGTAATACATGTGGTAAGAATCTGCCAGATACTGGTGAATACTTTAATCTGCGAATTAAGAAAGGCGGAATTTGGGGTACCACAGCTAAATGCAAGTCTTGTATGCTAGTCCGGCATCGGGAACTGCGAGAGATTAAACGTATAACTAAACTGCTTAAGGGGGCAGACGTCAATGTTTGATGTTGCTAACCGCTTCTTGACTGCGCTTGATCCAACCGCGAAGAAGTTCCTGTTTGTCACATTCGATGATGTTCCGGGTCGCCGCAATAATGCGCTGCTCAATACGTTCTATGGTTCGCTTGCCACATACTATAGCAAGCTGGAGTACCTCAATCGCCAAGGTGCTGGAATCTACGTCACTATCAATAAGACCAAAGCCAATCGCCGTAAGAAAGGCGATATCATCGAAGCCAGGGCTTTGTGGCAAGAGGACGACTCTGGTATCGTACCCAAGCTGGCCGCTGATCACCCTCCGTCGATCATAGTTAACACCAGCAAGAATCACGCGCACAGGTATTGGCTCATTCACCCAAGTGAGGACCTGGCTGCTTGGGAGCGTGCACAAGAAGCTATGTGCCGCACTCAGCATTCGGATCCCGGCGCTAAAGACTTGGCCCGCGTGTTGAGACTCCCTGGATTCTACAACAATAAACGTGCAGCACCCGAGCTGGTCGAGCTGGTCAGCGTGGATGACCGTATGTACCACCTGGCCGATTTGTGCACCGAACTTGGGGTAGCTCCGCCGACTGAGTTCATAGAAGAAGAATCGATACCTGGTACCGGGGCAGAAGGCGGCATTGATCAACAGAGTATGCTCCTAGAATACTACGCGCAGATACAGCGTGGTGAGCACCTGCACACGCCAATCCGTGCATTGATGATGATCTTTGCCAACCAAGGGCAAGATATCACAATGAACAAACTCCAGTGCCAGATCGCAATCGGTGCTTGGCCGCACAATGACGAACGCAAGCAGAAAGCACTCGATGATCTCGACAGTATGCTTGCTGCTACATATCGCAAGATAGAGCAGGAAGAACACGAAGAGTACATTCCGCTCAGTGAAATCCGCGGCAGCCTGCTCGACGAACAACCCCAAGTTGAGCCTGACTGGCCACCCGGCATGATGGGCGACCTTGCCCGCGCTGCTAATGAGTTCTTCGTAGTGCCGAATAAGACTGTGGCAATCATGACCGCGTTGAGTCTGGTAGCCGGCATCGTAGGGAGGCGGTACAATGTATCGAGATCCGGACTCAACCTGTACAGCACAATAATGATGCCAACCGGCGCCGGCAAAGACTCAATTCGTAAGTTCTGCCAGCGTGTACTGATGGATAAGACTATGTTGGGCACAAACGGCCTGGCATTCTTAGGCCCGCAGAACTTCACCGGCCCTGCTGCTCTGCTCAAGACCCTAGTGCGGCAACCCAGCATGCTGTGCGTAATGACCGAAGCTGGCTTGCTGTACAAATCCGATAGCGGCGACAAGAACGGGCTAACGCGTGTCATACTCCAGGCGTACACATCCAGCGGCGCCAACGAGTTCATCGAAACCGAGAAGTACACCCAAGACCGCGATGACATCCCAGCTGTTCGGGCCCCGGCGCTAACCATAATCAATGAAGCCACGCCGATCACACTCCTTGGGGAACTGAAGAAACGGGAGTCTATCAATACCGGTGAAATACCGCGCATGTGGATCTTCATGCTAGATGGCCGCAAGCCGTACAATAACCCAAACCCACACGATCTTCATCTCCCAAGTGAGGTATCCCGGCGCATCAAAGACCTGCTGATCGACTGCTACAATGTACAGAACGATCAACATCCCCAAGTAGTGAACATAGCGCCGCCACTCGAGTACATAGACTTCACTATCGAATGTACTGATAGATACAACCAACTCATAGCAGAGGACCCTAACCGTGCTATCATGTACACCCGCGCCGCGCACAAGGTACTGAAGGTAGCCAGCATCATCGAAGTATTCAATAATCCCTCTGCTACAGTACCGGATGGCCGGGCTTGGGAATGGGCGCGCTCACTATTCGAGGTAGAAATGCAACACGTACACAAGATCATCGGGTATGTTGAACCAATGGATAAAGCTACTGAAGATGCCTTCCGCATCATACTCAACTTACTCGAAGGTGTATACAAAGGCCAGAACAAATACATTGATCCTAAACTGCGAGAGAAGAATATATTCACCGAGTCACCATTTCGGCAAGCTGCTGCAAGCACTGCATCGATACGTGATTGCGGCATTTCCCCTAAGTATGGTTCCCCCAAGTCCGGCGCCCGCATTGTGCTCGAGTATTTACAAGCCGAAGGTTATATTCGCAAAGTTAAACTGCGGCTAATGGATGGCCGTGGTAAGAATACCAGCGTGCAATACCAGTTAACTCCGCAAGGTCAAGATATGGCTAAACAGCTATTCAACAATGCTATTGTCGTTTAACCCCCAAGGAAGGCAGCGCCGCTACTAGTGCTCATAAGCTGCGCAGCTTGCGGGCGCTAGATACGGTAAGAAAAAAGGCTTTAAAATCAAGGAGTTACCTAGTTTTAGGGTAAGCCCTTGATTTCTAAGGGCTTCACCTGTGAAAAAATGAGCGCAAGGGGGTAAAAAAGAGCGTAAGCTATTGATTTTAAAGGGTTTTTGGCTTCTCTACCTTTCATTTTAGGCCCCCGGCGAGCGAAAGAGGGCATAGGGGGCGTAAGGGGAAGGAAGAAGAAAGAAAAAAAGATAAGAAAATCAATAACTTACTTAATTATTTACTTATTTTTTTACCTTTCCTCTTATCCCCTTCCTATACCAACCTTGGGAGAATAAACAGTATGTTAAATGGTCGCGTGAAGGGCCAAATCGGTGAGCGTGAAGCGTGCCGGTTGCTCGGCGATGTCATTGGTGAGCTGGAACTAACCCGCAATCTCGAACAAGTTCGGAGCGGCGGCGCTGACATCCTTGGGATATCTGGCTTATGCATTGAGGTCAAGCGGCAGGAGACGCTGTCGATAAACAGTTGGTGGCAACAGGTTTGCCGGGCCGCTGACAACAGAGGTGATGTTCCCGTACTCATGTTCCGGCAGAATAGGAAACCCTGGAGATTTTTGCTACCTGCCTATTTGCTCACCGTTGGCGCCCCAGGTTACATAGAGCTGCAGGAACCAGCATTCCGTTGCTGGCTCCGAGCATGGGTTAGATGAGATGCATCACAAGAGTGACTACGGTGACAATCATTGCGAACCACAATGTGATGCCAAAGTCACGGAGCATAGCCATGATCGCATAGAACACGAATGCTAGAGCCCCGACTTGGGTGATGGCTACAAGGATACTCACTCCCAGATACCCCAGCCGTACTCGCCTGTGCTTGGGAGTACCCGGTACTGCAGGTGATTACCGTGCTCGATGCTGGCACCCCAAGTTTCGACTTCGGCATCAGTGAAGTCTAACAGGAAGTTGGCAGCAAGGCACTTGACTTTCTCTATTATCTCGGGCTCGAGCTTACCCCATACGGACAGCTCGTCCAAGTAGGCGGCTACCATCAGATCATGCAGGTCACGTCTTTCCACGATATTCTCCTGGTATATGAAAGGGGCCCGAAGGCCCCCATTGGTTACTTGTAGTCCAAGACGAACTCATTGAGGCGCTGCCTCACTTCACGATGCCCAGGAGTGCGGCAATGTGTGAAGTTGACCAGGACATACTGAAGCTGATAGGCAAGCTCCTCGTCATCAAAGGGATACTCTTGGGCAACTTGGGCATAGGCAACAGCTTGGGGATTGCCATGCTTGATAATGAAACAAAGGGCTTCATTCACGGTCATGATATTCTCCGGTTAAAAGGGGCCCCGAAGGGCCCCAGGTCAGCTTATGCACTCATAAGCTCATGATATGCCTCGACGTACTTCATGAGGCTCATGATGTGATACGCAGTCTTCTCAGTGCACAAGCCTTGGGATGCGATTCGCTCCGCCTTTTGTTTGTTGTTGAGCTTCTCATCAGCCAGGTCTATGACCATCTGCATGATAGCCATGGCATCGTTCGCATCAGCTTTCTTACTGGGCACATTAGCTGCACTAATGTCAGCCTTCTTGAAGCCCTCAGCCTTGAGCACACCCTCGATCAGGGTCTTGCCATAGCCCGCTTCGACCAGCTCGTTCACGCGCGTCGTGATGTCATTAGACATTTCTATCTCCTATAGGCCATATTGATGATGCACAGCACGTGTGTGGCCCAGCACACGCGTTGTGATAGAGTCATGATGATGATCAATTTTCATTATGTATATATTATAGTACATACATTTTATTTTGTACAATTCAATGTTTCTATGTGCGTATAGATTTTATTTATACATAGCTGTACTTATGCCCATATAGATTCTACTTATACATAGCTGTGCTTATGCCCTTATAGATTCTACCTATCTATTAGTTCAGCTTATGTGCTTATTAGTTCTACCTATCCATTAGTTTTACCTATGACCACATCGATTTTTCTTATCGATAGGTTCTACCTATGCTTGGATAAGGTGAGCCTATGGCCGGGCCCCCCTCTACGCGGTCGCTGTCGCTCCCGCTGGTGTTATTCATTCAATATTCACCAATTTACCTGCCGAAATATTTCCGGTACAATTTTCGTACACGATTTGTGTGCAGTGCAAGCGAAGTGCTTTCACGATGCCTAGCTCGGGGAGCCCCCTTGGGGGAATTGGCTTCACAGATTTGCAATAGAATTTTCCTATGTAGCATAGAAATATTTTATGCACTTTTGCAAAAAAGTGGTTTACTTTTTCCCTGGACTGTGATATACTTAATCCAAATATGTAAAAGGTGACTTTGATGGCGTTCAGCGAGTCCGATCTGAAGCTCATTGAGAGCATGGCCGAAGGCCTTGCCGAGCTGGAGATCTGCGATTACTTTGGCATTGATGCGAAGGAGCTCAGTGCTGAAGATCGCGGCGCTTTCATTCGGGCGTATAGGCGCGGTCGCACGAACATTAAGCATTTCGCGCTCACTAAGCTGAAAGAGCAGTGTAGTGGCCGGAATGGCCTGCAGGCTTCGCTGTCGATTTTGACGCAGTTCGGCACTGAGTGGGAACGTGCCGGTGAGATGGCGAATGTCAAAAGCTTCAAGATTGTACTGGAAGACTGAGTGCGCATCAGTGCGGCCTTGCCTGGGGCTGCGCCTTAGGCTACTGTACTAGGTATCGGCATTCGTGAACCTGCTAGAAGAAATAAAGAAAGAAAATGCCTGGTTACGGGAAGAGCCAAGAGCCGCTCGTGATACTGTGTATAGCGGGTTGTTGGATGAAGGCTTGGCGCCGGCTATGGCTTCGTATTTTGCTAACAGTTATGAGTTCCCGGCGAAGACTAACTGGGGAATGCTAGCTGCAGACTTGGGGAGAACGTCGACAGCGCAAGATTACCCGGAGTTGTATTTCAGCAAAGGTGGTCAGCTTGGCACAGCCGACACATACGGTATTCTGGATATCGAATTAGGTCCTGGCGCGCTAGGTGGCGCCACGATACCAGAACCACCGTATGATATCTTTGTCAAGAATGACAACTCCCTGCTTCATGAATTCGGACACAAGAATTCAGCCACACTTGGGGAAGCTGACCTAGATTGGGAAAAGTCAATTGGTCAGTACACCGACCGCGCCCTCACTAACGATACCAGGCCTGTTCAGCGATACCTACCAGGTGGTAGCCGTTCTGGCCAACCTGGGCATAGTCCGTGGGCTGATCTAGTCATGGAAGATATGACAATGCCCAGAGGCCAGCGAGTTTGGGATAAATACCCCGAGCTGTTCCCTACTGACAAGGAGAAGTCGGCCTTCCTCTATCATGCCTACGGTAAGACTCCGCAGATGTCTGCCGACCCTAGATCCTGGTGGGAACGCCTGTTCCGATGAGTACCCCATGCAAAGTAAGTTACTGCGCGTTGAGCATCCCGGCTGGTGCGCTGGGGTTGTGGTGCATCGTAACGGAACTTGGGGACGCTGTGCGCCGATTCTGAGGCGAATAATCGGCAAATCTACACCGAAAGAATTTTTACGCTTCCTTGATGGTATTGGGAAGCGAAACGGCTGGAAATATCAGTGGCTATAGAAGAATATAAAGCATCGAATACTCTGCGGAAGTTCCACCGCAGTGATGCTTTTGTTCGCCTGGTCGTTGGGCCTATCGGTTCTGGTAAATCAGTTGCCTGTGTAATCGAAATTCTTCGCCGTGCTTGCAAACAGACGCCAAATTCCGAAAAAGTACGCAAATCTCGGTGGCTCATAGTTCGAAATACGTACACCGAGCTTAAAGACACTACAATCCGCACCTTTTTTGATTGGATCCCAAGGGAAATGGGGTACTGGAATGAGCAGAATAAGCTTTTTCGCTTCAGATTTGCGCCAGGGGACGGTACGATAGTAGATCTGGAGGTCCTTTTCCGCGCTTTGGACTTGCCCAGTGACGTCAGAAAGCTCTTATCGCTAGAGTTAACTGGCGCTTGGCTTAATGAGGCCAGAGAATTGGGCAAACCGGTTCTCGATATGCTTATTGGCCGTGTCGGGCGCTACCCTAGTCGGCGAGAAGTAGACCGATACTGGCACGGGGTCATTCTTGATACTAACCCATGCGATGTGGATCACTGGATCTACAAGTCTTTCGAGGAAAATAAAGCCCCAACTTGGGATATTTTTCATCAGCCGTCTGGTTTGAGCCCGGATGCTGAGAATAGGGAGAATTTACCTGCCACATACTACGAGCAGATGCTGCCTGGCAAGACTGCAGAATGGATTAAAGTCTACGTGCATGGGCAATGGGGCTTTGTAGCTGATGGTAAACCTGTTTACCCAGAGTACAACGATGATATCCATGTTGCAGACCACATACTTACTCCTGTTCCAGGGGAGACTATTTATGTGGGCATGGATTTTGGGCTTACTCCTGCTGCTACTATCAGCCAGATAATCGATGGCCAGCGCCGCGTTATCGATGAAGTAACTACTGAGCGAATGGGTGCGCTCAACTTCGGTAAAGTGCTAGGTAAGCTTTTGCGCAGCAAGTATGATGGTTACCCACTTGAAATGTATGGTGACCCAGCTGGTTCTAGCGCTGCACAAACGGATGAGATGACTCCGTTTCTAATTCTGCAATCTCAAGGTTTGTTTGCTAGCCCAGCACCATCTAACGATTGGGACGTGCGCCGTGAAGCCGTAGCTAGTCAGCTTACTGAGCTACTTATGACTGGTGAGCCCGCAATGCTTATTTCACCAGCCTGTAAGATGCTTCGTAAAGGTATGGGCGGCGGCTATAAGCTACGTCGAGTGCAGATTTCAGGTGAAGAACGCTTTCATGAGAAACCCGATAAGCAAAGTCAGTATTCTCATGTCTGCGATGCTGACCAATACGCCGTACTTGGCTGTGGGTTAGGCTTTAAGGTCTTGGGGTATACAAAGGATTGGGATACTCCATTAAACGGCACTAAAAAAGCCAAAATTGGTAGGCTAGGCGTATAATGGATCTAAAAACGATCATTGCTCGTGAGTTTTCGGCAGCGAAGACTTATTATACGAACAATTTTGCTTCAAATGAGGAAGAGGCACTAGACTACTTTAATGGTGAAAAGCCAGGCGAAATCGACACTGATATCAAAGAAGTATTTACAAAAATAGTTTCTCCGGATGTCGCAAATGCTGTAGAGCATACACTTGCTGACATTATGCCGGCTTTCTCGTCTGAGGCACCTGCGATATTTGTGCCCACCAGTAAAGACGATGAGATAAGGGCACAGATAGAGACTACTTTTGTAAATGATGTCTTTTTGCAGCAGTCAAATGGTTTTATCAAGCTAACTACTGCTGTTAAAGATGCTTTCATTCGTAAGATCGGCGTTGTAGAAATACAAACTTACGAAAAGACTGTAGTACAGTATCAAAAACTGGAAAAGACGAACGCCGAGGTTCTTTCTACTCTTTTACGTGAAAGCCAAAATCAAAACGATACGGTTGAAGTCGCGGAGATTAACGGCAAAACTGAGTATGATCCTACTGTTTTAGACTCTACCTTTTCAGCTACTATTAAGCGATCGCAAAAGCAACGGCAGCTTTACATTGATGTATTTCCCCCTGACGAGCTACTGTTTAGCGACGATGCTGAAGAGCCAAATCTTGATAACTGTCGCTTTGTAGCTCGTGAACGGTTACTTCGTGTTTCTGAGCTAATTGAGCTTGGATACGATCGTACTACTGTTGAAAAGCTGCCGCCATATAGCCAAACTACTTCAATTGGCTCAAAACCGCATAATAGGGATATTCAGGTAGACAGAGATAACGAAACGCATATAAGCAATAGGGAAGTTCGTGTTGCTTTTTGCTACATGCTTATCGATACAGACGATGACGGCATTGCAGAGCGCCGAAAGATTGTAATAGCTGGCGATCTTGAGTCGTCTCCAAAGATTCTGAGCAATGAACCGTGCAGTATGCAACCCTTTGCGGTTGGTGTACCGTTTGTTTACCCACACCGTGTTCGCGGCATAAGCTTGTTTGACAAAATCAAGCAGATTCAGCTTATCAAGACAAAAGTACTTCGGCAGCTACTTACAGCAGGTGAGCAAGCAGCCAGGGGCCGTCTTGGCGTAGTCAACAATATGGCTAACGTTGTTGATTTGGAAGCTTCTATTTTCGGAGGTTACGTTCGCCTTACTTCGCCTAATGGTGTAGTTAATCTACCTAATCCGCCTTTCCCAAGCGATGTAGCTCAGCTACTCAATATTATGGACAAAGAGCGGAAAGAAAGTGGTGGATCCGCTATCGATAAAGCAGATGAAACAATGCTTATTGGCGGTGATACAGCTCATGGCCTTGAGCGTATCATGTCTGCAATGGAACAGCTAAACAGCCTCATTGCTAAGACTATTGCGGAAACGCTAGTTCGGCAAATTTACGTAAAGATTCATTCGAATTTGCGCCAGCACTTCCTTGGGGAAATGAATCTGCAGCAAGGCGGTAACTGGATTACTGCAACTCCAAGCACCTGGCCAGTTCGTAACAATGTGAAGATTTCCCTTGGGTTGACCATGGGTGATCGGATGCGGATGGCACAGAATTACACCATGCTGCTTAACGAGCAAAAGGAAATGCTTGAAAAAGGTAGTATTTTGACTACCGAGCAGAATATGTATGCATTGCTTATTGCTCGAGCAAATGCGCTCATGATTCCGAATGCGCATGGGTACTATACAGATCCGCGTAGTCCAGAAGGCCAGCAAGCAGTACAAGCTAGAACAGTGCAGCAACAGCAGCAACAGCAACTGCTAATGCAAGAAAAGCTCATGAATCTAGAACTGCTGCCAAAGGTCGAAGCAATTAAAGCCCAAGGTGCCGCTACCGTGCAGCAGCTTAAGAATGATGTAGAGCTTCAAAAGATGCAAAGTGAGATGAACAAAGCTATTGCTGAGCTCTCCGTCAAATACTCTGAGCTGGGGTTGAAACTCACCGAGCTAAATGCAAAATATGACGGGGAAGAAGTTCCAGACACAGTTCAGTGATCATGGGAAAGCTATCTGTAAGCAGTTACAGAGTAGCGGCTTTCTCGAAGAGCTAACTGAGGTGGCAACATCACGACTCTATACAGAGTTCGTTAGTGCTGATGATGTTTCAGCAATAGCAGTTAAACAACGTCAGCATGCTTTGCAGTACATAATCAATATACTTTCCGGGGAATAAAATGCCAAGTATAAGCCAGATTGAAGAATTCACCAAAGGGTTAAGCGCGGCCTCCCCTACTGAACCTGATACGGTAGAAGAAGAGCAAGCACAGGAGCCCCAACTTGGGGAAGAAATTGAGCAAGAGCCAGTAGAAGCCGAGCAAGAGCAGCCACTTGTTTTCTTCAACGAGCTCCCTGAAAAGTATGGGATTGATGCTGAAGACTTTTATAAGCTCAAGCTTAAGACCGATACAGGGCAAGAGTATACGCTATCTGAAGTAAAAGATCAACTTCAGACGTATTCTCGGCAGCAAGAGGAGCTTGCCAGGCAGCAAGAAGTACTGCAGGCAAAGGAACGAGAGCTTATTACTCAGTTCCAGCAAACTGCACCTCGCGAAAGAGAAATCGTCCAGCTTGAGCAGCATTTGTCAAATGTACAAATGAGCAAGCAGCAATTGCTGTCTCAGCTGTCCCAACTACAAGAAGAAGGTGATGCTAATTCTCTTATCCGGGCGCAAACACAGCTTTTGCAGCTTGATCACGCTGAGCAGCAGCTGACAGGCCAGCTTAACAATCTTGTGTCGGCTAGCCAAGAGCAGCGGCAGCAAAGGTTGATGTCTTATAAGCAAGAGCAGTTTAACCTACTGCTCAACAAGATTCCCGATCTTCGCAATGATGATACACGTAAGGCTACATTTGCGGAGATGAAAGAGTTCATGGCAAAAGAAGGCATTACTCCAGCTGAAGCAAATCAGCTATACGATGCCAGACATGCCGCAATCGTGTACAAAGCAATGCTTTGGGATAAGCATCAACGAGATGTAGCTAATACGAAGCAAACGCTTTCTACCGGTAAACTTACTACGAGAGTAGCAGGTGCCGGTCTTGACAGAAAAGCAGCAGAGGCTAATAAGCTCGACGCTGCTATTGAACGTGGTACGAAATCCAATCGAGAGAAGGATAAGCGTGCTGCGTTTACTGCCGTAGCCAAAAAGGCTGGGCTAATATAGGAAGATGCCTGAGAGGGCTTATTCCAAAGGTACGAGAGTACTTGCACCCTTGGGTTAATCTTCATTACGGAGCCTACCATGGCAACTACCAATACCGATGCTGTTGATCTGGCTGCTGCGCCAGTCGGTGGCGTCATTCACGAAGATGTTATGGATCAGCTGTACAATATCGATCCGGTGGAGCGCCCCTTCATCGACATGATCGATAACGTCTCCGCTGACAACCAGTACAAGGAATTCGTTGAGCGCCCGCTTCGGGCTCGCAACCTGGCTAACCATGCCGTTGACGGCATGGCCATCACCGCTAAGAAGGGCAATCCCGGTAAGCGGATGGGCGCGTACCACCAGATCCTGTACGATAACGTTGCGGTCTCTGAGCGCGGCCAGAACGTGGATCCGATCGCTCGTACCAATGAGCTGCTCTTCCAGGTCGCGATGATCCAGAAGGAGATTCGTCGAGATGAGGAGGCCATCAAGCTCAGTAACCAGAAGTCACAGCCTGGTGATGGCGATGAGGCCAACATTGCTACCACTGGCCCTGGTCTTCTGCCTGGCGCTCCGACGTGGCTGATCACGCATCGCAACGGTGGTGCTACTGGTACTGCTCCACAGATGTCCGATAACGTCAACAAGGCCGGCTATCCCAGCGTTGCGGCAGGTGCCGGTACGGCACGTGGGCTCACGGACACTATGGTCCGGGACATGCTGGAGGACATCTATACCGCTGGCGGTAACCCACGGTACGCTATCAGCCATCCCAAGGTGATTCGGAACTACTCTTCGTTCCAGTTCACCAGTTCTGCTCGTATCGCTACGCTCACCAGCGACAAGCCGCAGAGCGGTGGCATGGGTGGCGGCCTCACCGCCTACGGTGCTGTCAACGTGATTGCCACCGACTTCGGCATCACGCTCGAGCTAGTTCCGGATCGGCAGTACGAGCTCTACAGCGGCGCAGCTGATATGTTGCTGATTGACCCGGATTACTGGGCGAACAGCACGCTACAGGGCTACGAGACCAAGCCTTTGGCCAAGGTCGGGTTGTCGGACCACCGGGTCATCAGTGCTGACCTGTCGCTTCTCTGCTTCCAGGAGAAGTCCAGTGGCTGCATTGCTGACATCGATCCGGCGGTTCCTGTCACCGATGCTTAAACGGATTTCAGATAAAGCCACGGATGGCTATACCGTTCACGAAATTGATGGTAAGCATGTACGGGTTACTCGTGTGCAGAACACGGACCCGTACTATGCTGAAAACCAGCAATTACGGAACAATATCGGCAAAGACGCTGTACGGCGCTGGGCAATGCCTATTGCCCAGATTCCCTTCGCTGATTATCAGGAACTGGTCAAGCGTAATCCTGGCTTACGTAAAGGAGATGCTCAAAGCACTACTGCTGAGTGGCTCAAGCTACTTCGCACAGGTGCAGCTGAGCAATTCCGTACAGTAAGGCGGAACCTTGTTCCTGATTCTATGCGCCCTGACTTGGGAAGTATCATTCTCCCAAGCCGCGTGCAAAAGGCTATCTTGGGAGAGCAAAATGCCAGGCAAACTGTACAAGAATGATGTTCGGCTTAGCAAGGCCCACTCCGAAGGATTCGAGGCAGCGAACGGCGCGAGCAACCCGCATCCCCCCGGCACCCCGGCTGCCCATGCCTGGGATGATGGTTACCTGCAAGGGTGTGACCCGGACGGCTACCGGGGGAACGCCCTAAACACGGCGAACTACTGGTGCGCTCCTGGTGGGCCCGGAGGTAACTGATGAATGCCACAGCAGCCGCGATTGCCGCACGGTTCAACCATAACGCACGGGTCCGGGACCAGGCTGCGGAGCAACTGGGCCTCGCCCGTGCCACAGTCGAGCAGGCCGCAGAGTCCGTTGCCACTGAGGTCAGGCACTCTCAGCCTGACTCGACCTGGACCAAGGCGGAGATCAGGGCCTGGATCGAGGGTCATGGCGGACACCCCGACTCCAGTCTGACCAAAGCCGAGCTACTGGAGATGGCGGGAGCAAGCTGATGGAAAACCAACACCGAAAGATCAAAGGCTATCGAGAGCTGGACGAGGCAGAAATCGCCTTGATGAATGAGGTCAAGGCACAGGGCGTTGTGCTTGGTGCGCTGGTCGAGAAGCTTCGTGATCTGCAAAGCAATGATCAACGATGGGTAGCTATCGGCGAGACCCATCTCCAGACTGGTCTGATGGCACTCACTCGGGCGATTGCGAAACCGGAGTTCTTCTGATGCCTTGGAAAGCCGGCAGCGCGAAGCGACACACGGCGAAGGCGAAGTCCCTCGCGCAGAAGCGCAAGTGGGCGAAGACCGCTAACGCCGTGCTCAAGGACTCTGGTGACGAGGGCAAGGCGATTCGCATCGCCAATGCCGCGATGAAGAGGCGCAA